CAGTTAGCGCGAATATCCTACGCAAGATGAATCCACCAAGCAGTACCATACCTCCGAACATCATGTCGAATAGAACTGGCGCTTCCACTAGGCTTCATTCCAAGTGGTGCTGGTTCCTTTCTCTGGGAAATTTGGTTCAGGGTTTATACTGAATGACATACCCGGTTCACTAGCACCATTCCACATAATGCAAGATTCTTCTGAATCCTTGCTTGACTTGGTGACCACTAGCGTAGAGGTTGATCTATCCTTGTTGGTAAACCATACCATAGTAGTGGCAGGACTCATGTGAGACATCATCACTGGAGCCTCTTGATAGTCACGGCCCAGCAGTTCTACTACCCTAGCGAAAGTAGGGAAGCAGTGTAGTAGGATAGGGACTTGCCGATCAACCATATCCTCTGGTCTATCCACCTCTGCTAACAGTGGTGTACTGATAAGGGTTAGGGCTAGTAGTAAGTATTTCATGGCGCTGTAAATACCATTCTTATCTCAAGACCTAATGTATTAGTAGCCACGGCATCAACATCTATCCTGATAACGTCAGCAGTAGATACTCCATTATTAGAACCAATTACAGAAGGTGTTGCCGCAGTACTAGAGTCTTTTTCATTAAGATCAATAGTAATAGGTGTAGATAACATATCATTCCCATCTGTTAAGTTATGTAACTGAACATTTGTTATACTTCCGCCTGTCCCTACTGTATATACATGGGCTTGTGCGCTATATAAATTTTTACCATTAAAAGTAGATGGTATAACAAAATGTGTTATTCCATTCCCAGTAGACGGCCCAATAGTATCAGCAACACATTTTATCAATACACTTCTTTGTGCAAAAGACTGTACATTTTTAGGTAGAATTGATCTTGTAGTTCCTGTTGAATTATCGTAGAAAGAAAACTTATCGGTTGCTTCATCTATTGTAACATCGGTAGTAAGATTTTGTATAACTTCTTGTTTATTACTTTTAATACTAGTAAGATTTGAATCCATCTCACCAAATGTGAGCGGAGAACCTTTTACTTCTCTAAGAGTTAAAGTTGTAGCCATAATTAATCATCCGCTGTGTAACCGGCAGTCCAGTAATAGTTTTGTACATAAGGAAGAGCTCCATATGGGAAATCTCTTGGTTGTTTCTCATAAAACTTTCTTCCGTTGGTCATCCTATAGGCTACTCGTCTAGAATTATATGTCCTTTTACCTATTGTTCTAGTTCTAGCCATTAGTAAGCTGCCTCTGCTTCTGGTTCCAGTTTTCGATATGATCTAGTAATTGGAGGTGTTGCATCTATATCATAGATTCTAGATAGTGCATCTAAAAAATCTGGATGGATTGTTGGGAAAAGATTATATTCATTATCTCTAACCCATTTAGCAAGATCGTAAAGCTTTCCATTCTCATCTTTACATAGTACTTTTTTAGATATAAGAAAATCCTGCTTCCTTTCCTTTACATCTAACTGGAGAGAGGTTAGCATTTTGTTATCTGTAGGGTAAGGCCAGAAGAAAGATCCATCTTTCATATCAGGCTCTAGTCTTTGTATTCTATCTCTCTTAGATTGGGACCCTCCTCCCCCAACCCAGTTTAATTCGTATACAGGAAAGCTGCTCCCCTCTATACGCATCATTTCTTTAAAATGTTCTATATCACTTTGAGCGCCGTATCTTTCGTACCCTACTTTTACCTCTCTTATTCCGGGAGACCTCTTCCATTTAGTTCTTAACTTCTTTAGGCTGTCCCATCTTTCTGAAAGACTTAGTCTATGGCATATCCCGTCAAGTAAATACTTGTTATAGTTTGCATCCACTCCAACAACGCACATCGCGGTGCGGTTAGACTCTTTTTTCTTAGAGCTGGCTGGATCGACCAATATATACACATTCATTGTATATGGTCTTACTTCCCATTCACGCCACCACTCTGATTTGAATGCTACATCACTACCAGCTATAGGATTAAGAAGTTGTTGACATGCTACAGTATATGTAGACGTTGTCTTCTTTATCTCTTCCCATCTTTCATCTGTAAGAAAGACTGGAATACCATCCATCTGCCCATTATGGGTTGCTGTATGTACCCTAGGCTTTACCGCCGCCCTCTGTAGGATTGTACCATACGTATCTCCGTATGAATACCTGGTTCCCGCATACTGGTATCTAGGATCATGTGTTGACCCAAGGTTTAATGACAGCTCCCACTGGGTAGTTGTCTTAGCTATCTGCTCTGGAGTTGATACACTCTCCTGAACTACTACGTCATCATATATAATCAACTGGAAATGTCTACCAGTTGGCTGACCATCTACTAATCCATGAGCTTCTACTGTCTGTTCTTTAGGATTAGATGCTCTCTTTACGCAAAGTCCTTCATTCTCAGCCCACTTAGGAGCCTGCTGCTTTGGCTTGTCGTATAGTATATCAGAATATAACTGCTTTAGTTTCTCATTAGTTTCAAGCTCTTGCATTACCTGTCTAAGGAATGGCTTAGCCTGCTTTGAAGAGAAAGACAATATACCTATAGTTATATCTGGATTACAAAGTACCTCTTGAACGCAACCAAGAAAAGTTATTATAGAACTTTTATAATGGAACCTCGCCCAAAGATCCAGTCTTCTATCTCTGTCTGCTTCAACATCACGGCATCTATCATAGATCCACGGATGCAGCATGTCATGACGATTACAAAGAAACACCCCAAGATAATACCTGTCAAGCTGCCCAAGAGTGCGAATAAAGGTATCATCAATATTAGGATCACTATGACACTCAGCATATGCATCAATAACTTCACTATACTCAGCATTCTGAGCCCAAGCCGCGAAAGTAACCGCAGCCTCTGAGTTTTTTGAATCAGCATAATATCCCTTCGCTATCGCCGGTAAGGTCACTTCTTTTTATATCCGGAAGCATGAGCCGCAGCTGCCTGCTTCTCCGCTTGGGAACGAGTGGGATAACACTTTCCTTTGTCACCCCACTTGTATCCTTTGTTTCCGTTTTTTAGACTACACCTTTTTATCGGCATTGACATCAGGACCTTTTAGTTCTTCTGGGAATTCCCCTTTCTCTACAACGCTGAACAAGATGGAACCATCATCTTTAACCTCTGACCTATATGTAGTAGGCGTGAGCTTCCATACCGTGAATTGTTCACCATTAGTCGGAATCGAGCTAAGCATCGACTCCATCCTGTCCATTGTAGATTCAACCATTGCAAGAGGGCTACGGTGTCCCGTGAATCCCATCATGCGTTCAAACATCCTGTCCATAGCTCGTATCTGATTTGCTACCATTTGTATCTCCTATTGTTACTCCGTTGTTACACCACTAAAAATGACCAATTAGTCATAAATCCACTTGGACTCCATTTTTGTAGGATTCATGCTATTCCATAAGTTACGAACCCATTTTAATTCTTCTGGTCTATCAAAATAATATTTAATTTGTTTTCCGCTTAACCCTTTTGCCCAAGGTTCGACATAGGTTAATATTTTCATGGCCTGCTCTTCATTAATAGAGTTTATACCATCATTTCTTTCACCTTCCATCTGCCCACCTATACCTTTAGTGCCTATCTCCCCTCCTTCAAATGCGGTAATAGCGGCAGCTAAAGCTCTTTGCCCAAGATTTGGATTAACTTCAAATCCTAAGCCGCCAAGAATTGATTTTGCAAGAACTCCTAGTCCATAAGCAGGATTAAATGCTTTATTTATAAATCCAAATATTGCTTCTACAGCAGAATTTGGTTGTTTATCCATCTCTAACTCAACCATATCAAATGCAAGATCCTGAAAAGCTACATTTTCCATATTAGGATTATTTTTTAATGCCTCCCTTGATGGACTGTCTAGATTTATACTTTGGTGCGGATTTCCAGGCATTCCAAATCTATCAACTATACTTTGAGATATTTGCTCTCGCCTGTCTCTAGGACCAGAGTCGAACTCCTCAGTAGCCATAGTGCCATAATCTGTAGGGCTAGTTTCAGTTTCAGTTTGTACATCAGCCCATCCACCAGAATATGCACCTACGGGATTAGGATCTGTCCCTGGTTGTGGATTGTTTGGTGATACACTTGGAGTTCCGTAGCCAATATCTACTTCCATATTAGGACTTCTAGTGCCTGGGGGTGGAGTGTTTGGTGTGCGATCCGGGGATCCTACTCCTGTTAGTCCAACACCAATATCTACAGACATATTAGGGTCATAGCCGCGATCCTGAAAGTTGAAGCCAGGATCTATGGTGCCGGTCTCCTCTTGATCGAATGCTGAAATAGGGGAGTTATCCTTTGGATCATCGAACTGACTTT